CAGGTAAAACTCTCGATTTTGATAAGGTGTGGACCTTTTCGACCACTGTTTGATTGAGGTTAAACTGCTCCCTGGAAAGGTAACCATAGCTTTGCTTAATTGCCAGTTTCCTCTCTTCGGTCGTACGTGAATCTTTATTATACCATTCTCTTGAATCTTGAACCGTTGCGAAGACGCCCGGGCTGTTAAGTTGCCTGAGTCTCTCGTCTTTAAGTTTAGATTTGGAATAAACAGATAATACGCTAGTGCCTTGAAGACCGGACGCGGTCTTTTTGCCTGCAGCTTTTCCGTTATTGGCATATACCGCACAGCGAGCTAGATCCTTGACTACTGCGGTTAATTCGGCCTGTTCGAATTGTTCAATGAAAGGGTGCTGCTCAGCCTGGGTTTGAGTAAGGATGGCTGCGATTACTTCCTGCAGCTGTTTAAACCCCGATTTGTTTGCCATCATCGTTGAATCACCTCGTGAGATCCTCTTTGGCTCCGGTACAAAGCCTTCTGGGCGTTCTTCGCCTTTCTTTAGCTTGGGGTTTGGATCCCACTCGTTGAAATACGCATCTTCTGATGACCAATTGATTCCTGTTGTAACCAAGGACAAAATGTCTTCGTCAACTGGCACCATAAAGCCTTTTCTAGCATATGTTTTATTTAGTGCGTCGACCTCCAACTTAAGCGCGGCTACGAACACTTGCTCCAGCTCTTCAGGTGATGGTATCGCTGATCCTGGGAGGGTTGCGGCGAAGTCCAAAGTTTGCCCAGAAATGAACTCTTGCGGTAGCATAATACACTTCCTAGATTTATCTGAAGATTGTGACAAGAGGTCAAAGACGTTCTCCAAAGTGAAGTCAAACTGAAACCACCTGAGGTATCCGTTTATATCTAGTCCTTCCTTTTGTTCTCCTTGGAACTTTTTAGTTACTGCCAAGTATCTCATAAAAGGGTGGTCAAAGATATCCTTTTGTTGCTCAAGATCGTTAACCAAATCAGTGAACGAGCCGCCGACATGAAGCTTACCTTCTTGGTAGAGCTTGAGAGAGATTGGCGTATTCGTGCCATCTATTCTTGCTACAAAGTCTGCGATGGTACCGGTGTTGGCCTTAACTTGTTCTCCGCCAGAAAGGACGGCCAGGAATGCTTCAAAGTTGAATCCTGCAGACGCAGCATTAAAGTTCGAGATAACCTTTGTCAGAGTCTTAAAGAAGGTGAGGTACCCCAAGGCTGCAGCGATTTGCTTTGGCATAGGCGCTGCATCGTCGCCGAACATCGCCTGCAATGCAGCATCAGGATCATCATAGAACCTGGATAGGGAACTGATCTTTTCTTGAAAATTGTTTCCTTGTATGTTTGCGAGAAACTGTTCTAATTTCTGACGCTCAGGACCTGAGACATCTCCAGCTTCCCCTGTGAGGTTCGTCCAGCCTAATTCTGACACTGCTATCTCCGGGATAGCCTGAAGGGTGAGGGTCATCCCTTGATCTGATTCGAATCTCTCCCTCAGTAGCTGGGTTTTGCTCTTTTTAGGTGCAAAAAGTGTATCTTTCTTGTGCTCATACACCTCTTCTATAAGCTTGAAAAGGTCGCCCATTGTCGATACTGATTTCCTGTTATTGTTTTCTGATAAAAATTCTTTGTGCCACGTCATGTTAAAGTTCCTCTATGTAATTAGATAATTTCGTCTGCAATTCCCATTTTAATTGCTTCTTCTGCGGAGATGTAAACATCCTTCTGTGTCTTTAGTAGCTTCTTTATTTTTGATGGAGTCAGGTTAGTATAGTTGGCAAGAGTTTGTATATACCTTTCTTGGATCCACTTGATCTCGTCTAGTTCGTTCTCCATCGAAAAAATGGTGCCGCCAGTACCAGACATTACGTTGTGAAGCATAATCCGGCAATTTCTGCCAACCTTGCGTTTGCCCGGGCTGCCCGCGGCGAGTATAGGCACACCAGCAGACATGACTTTACCAATTCCGATCGTCTCGATGTCGCAAGTTCTCTCTTTGATCATATCCATCACATCAAGAATCGAAAACATATCTGATGCTGTGCCTCCATGTGTCGATACTAGCATAGCGATGCTTCGCGCGACAAGTATTGGACCCTCGGTCTCGCCATCAGGATGCTCTTCCATCTTAACATATGAAGAATTCTCCAGGTATAGTAGTGCGGCAACGACGTCAGCGCCTTTTTGCTCGCTGATATCACCATAGAGATTTATGGTTCTTAGTTCTGGATCCGGAGAGGCCGGTGGTTGAATATTATTTATGATTACAATGCTCTTCTCTTCCTCTGGGAGGATATCTGAAGACTTCTTTTTATCTTTTTGCTTCTTTTTCTTTTGGGGTTGTCCGGATGTTCTATGGGCCACTTGTTCCTCTTTTCGTTGTTGGTTATAACGTCTTTATATACTATCATTTAATACTGAATAAGTCAATACAAAAAAGCCCCAGGTCCTAGAAAAGAACTTGGGGCTTCAAAAGAGTGATAGCGTATTATTCTCTTACTTTCGCGATTTGCGCGCTGAGATTATTCTCTTTGTAACTCTTTTCATGATCTCCTGAACTAGGGCTTCTCGGTTCTCATACCTCATGCCTGGAGCTTCCTCTTCATCCTCGAGCGGAGCTTCGTCCTCGAGCTCTGGCACTTCGTCATCAACTGGGGCTTCATCTTCAATCTCTGGCATGCCATCGTCCTCGGTGGAGCCTTCAAGTGCTGTCGCGAGACGGTCGCCTAGACTGACTAGAAGTTGAGCTTCCTCTTCGGTGAGACTCATGTCGGCAGCACCCATGGCCGGCTCTTCTTCCGCGCCCATATCGACTTCCAGCTCTTCTTCACCCATATCGACTTCTAGTTCTTCTTCACCCATATCTTCTTCATCCATCTCTTCTTCGAGGGGTTCTTCTTCCTCCTCGTAGTTCTCAGCAATGAAATTGTTTGTCAACGGTCCTATGTTTGCCAGCTTCATGAACTGGCGAATTGTGTTCTCTGCTAATAGTTTCTTACCACTCATTTTATGTTCTCCTTTTTTGAAAGTAGTGCTTACCTAAATAATACAACTATAAATAGTCGGTTTTGATTAGAAAAGTCAGATTTTTATTCTCTTTGACAACTTCTTTATTGCTTCCTTTTCAATCTGGGACACTCGTACCAAGGATATCTTCAATCTTTTCGATATTTCGTCCAGTGTCATCGAGCCGTTATGATAGATAGAAACCAATGAACAATTGTTATCTTTGTCGTGATCTATCCACATCCGGCAGGATGTCTTGGTGCAGTCTTTGTTGTCCCTCATACACTCTATAGAGCACTGAGGAAGCTGATCATTGTTCATATTCTTCCTCGCTTCCGGCAATCATGTCGAATATATTTCTCCTGTCTATTTTGGTTATTCCTAAATCTTCTAGCATTTTATTTCCTTTTTCGTGTTCCTTTCTTGTGTTTGTTATTTTTTTTCGACCCATGATATTTTGAGTCTCCTTAATCTCTTGTACTACCGGAAGGATGACTGGGTCATTTGCAATATACATTTTCAACAGAGTCCTGAAGAACTCACTCTGTCTTAAGCCATCGTACCTGAGTCTTATTTTTAAGTCAGCTGATTCTTTCTCGTAACAGTAGAAGACAAATTTTACGTTCTTATCTGGATCTCTCATTTTGATAGGATGTGAGTGCCACTCTCTACTGCTCCGGCCGGTGATTGTTTTATGAATTTGGCTTTAGCTTGGAGGGCTCTGATTGAGCGCGCTCCTGAGTACGACAGACCGGATCTTATGTTCTGCGCCAAGCCCTTCATTATCGACTGGACAGAGCCCTTGTACGGTATGGTTGTTGATACTCCTTCCCTCGACCTCACCTGGCCTCTCCACTCCCTCTGAGCCTCTGGGCTAGCCATTCCTCTGTATACCTTATATTGGGAGTCGTCCTGTGATACAAACACTTCGCCCGGGCATTCCGTCGTTGCAGCCAACATTGACCCCAGCATTACTAGATCTGCGCCGGCGGCTAAGGCTTTCACAATATCACCAGAAGTTTTTAT